GCTAACAGAAGAAGATAAAAGTGATATTCCTATTGATCTAAACTTTAAACATCTTCTTTACTCGTTACATATCTTACCTAATGGAAATGATAATTGTATTGTTTCATTAAAAGATTGTTTTTATGATTCTAATGCTTTTAATATTATTGAAAAAAAAAGTGATTCTGATTCTGATTCTGTATTTGATAAAGTAAAAGCAACTAAGCCTAAAAAATTGACTGAATTAGAACAATTAGAAAGATTGAAAAAGCAATTAGAAAACAATAAAGATAAAATTATTGAATGTTTTGAAACTATTGATTTTTTAAAAGAACAAAATGAAGAATTAAAAAATGACATAGAAGAAATGCAATTCAAATTATTAAAAATGGAAATGGAAGAATTAAAAAAATAAATTCTAAAATTAATATATAAATGTCTCAGATAAATAAATTACATAAAAAATGTTTATATGCTTTACTTTCAACCTTAAAAGATTATTTAGATAGAAATCAAATATTTTATTTTATTGATGGTGGTACTCTTTTAGGAGCTATTAGAGAAGGTGAAATCATAGAACATGATGATGATATTGATTTAGGGATATTAGAAGAAGACTTTTATAAATTAGAACCAATATTAGATGAATTAGATGGTCAAGAAATTTATATTGAGGAATATACTTTTGATATACATATTCAAATAATAAATAAAATATTAAAAATATATTTACCACAATTTTCTAATCTATTTAAATCTGAATTAGGTAATCCTTGCATTGATATCTTTTATTGGACTGTGGAAGATGGAAAGTTTCAATTATTACCTAAAGAGTTTCGCGAACAGTTTCCTAATTGTTATTATGAATACGATGAGATGTTCCCTCGCTTTAATTATAATCTTGGAGATGTAGAAGTTAAAGGAGCACAAAAGCCTCTACCCTATTTGTTGCGTTATTATGGTGAGGATTGTTTAGAAATAAAAAAAAAGTACATAAGAGATAATAAAGGGTTTAAAAATGAATTCGTTATTGTTGAATAAAAATTATAGATTCTAAATTTGGGTGAAACATATTTCAAACAAGACCCAAACAAAGGCATTTAAGTCCTACTGTCCATTTTATTTTCTTTTTTATTAATATATGTTAACGTATACACTTATACATCATAATCTACAGGGTGGAAAGTTAAAAGTATCTACACTAAAGAATTTATTAAATGCATCTTATGAACCTAAAGATAAAGTAAACAATTATGTATTAGATAAAAATTTATCTTCTAAAACTTCAAAGGTGTATTATGATCCATCAACCAATAAAGCAGTAGTTGCCCATATGGGCACAAGTGGATTAACTGATTGGTTTAATAATTTCATTTATGGTTTAGGTGGTAAAAAATTATATAAATTTACAAATAGATATAAGCAAGCTAAGAAAGTACAAGAAGAAGCAGCAAAAAAATATGGAAATGACAATATATCAACAATAGGACATTCACAAGGAGGTTTACAAGCTGAGCTATTAGGTTCTCCAACTCATGAAATTATTACTCTAAATAAAGCCACTAGACCCTTTTCAAACATAAAACATTTAAATCAATATGATATTAAAACACAAAAGGATATAGTGTCATCATTAAATCCCCTTCAAGGTTATTCCTCTAATGATTTAATTATTCCATCTGAAAGTAAAAATCCATTAAAAGAACATTCAATTGAAACATTAGAACGTTTAGACCCTAATTTAGAAGTCGGTAAATAATTATCTCATATTATTTTTAGGATCTTCATAAAATTGATTTATATTATTCAATCCCAATAAAGTTAATAAGACAACTAAATTGTCAGATTTTAAATAAGGGTTTTGATTTAAAAAAAACATTTCTCTAAATTTATCATTTGGAACATCTTTTAATAAGCATTTAATAGTTGCCCAACGACCACAATCACCAGTGTTTGGATTCTTAGATTGATAATCTATTTTATTGTAATCAAATTTTTTTGTATTTGTTTCAATTAATTTTGTTAAATATAAAGGATAATTTTTTTGGTCATAAGGAACCAATCCCCGAGTAATAGGTGCATCAGGTGGATAACCGTATGAATCTTGAAAGAAGATAGTATCGCCTTGATCAACTAAACAAACCCAATGACCACTGTTACGAGATACTTCATATAATATCACAACATAGCCCTCTTTTCCTAATAAATCTTTTAATGATTTATATTTGCCTAATTGTGAATAAGGAACAGGTTGTTTATGTATCATTTTATAAATGTCATCACCCGTAAGGTCTTGTTTTCTGTAGTATTCTACTAATTTTTCTATTCCACTCATTTATAATATAAATATAGATAATATTATAAATTTAAAAAAATGTTGGGGCACCTATAGCGTTAAATGCGCTTGTTCCTGCTTGACCTATTTGTTGAAGACCTGGTAATGGTATTTTTGAAGCCAGAGCAAAAGGAGCTGTCAAACCCTTAAAGAAAAAGTCCCCAAAATTCCCGCCGCTCATTGTTGGAGATGTACCATTAAATCCTGCTGCTGTCATTCCTGCGCCTGTCATCATACCACCTTTTTTTGGTCTCCCTTTTCCTTTTTTAGGTTTCTCATCTAAACCAAGACCAAGCATATTTCCAAATGGTACTATATCACCAAAGATAGAGCCACCGGTTTCATCACCATCATATTTGACTTTACTATATTTACCTTTACCCCGTTTAGCTGGAAGGCCTGCGGCTGTCATTGCACCACCTTTTTTTTCATCTAAACCAAGACCAAGCATATTTCCAAATGGTACTATATCACCAAGGAGGCTACCTCCTTTTTTTGGTCTTCCTTTTCCTTTTTTAGGTTTCTCATCTAAACCAAGACCAAGCATATTTCCAAATGGTACTATATCACCAAGGAGGCTACCTCCTTTTTTAGGTCTTCCTCGACCTTTTTTAGCTGGAGCTTGAACTGATTTACCTTTATATAAAGCTGCGACGTGTTTCATGCGTTCTTTAGCTGGTAGATGTTTAAATTCACCAATGTGATCTTTGACAAATTGTTGATAAGCTGTAACCATTTTTTTATATAATTAATTGAGAAAATAAAATTAATTATATTTAATTATTTAATTTATTTTTTAAGAAGTTTATTTTTAGCAAAATCAAGACCCATTGATAAAGCCTTTTGACCTACATCTGATTTAAGAGCATCTGCTGTTTTTCCAACAAGTGATTTAAGAGATGAGAACAAACCTGCACCTTTTACGGTTGGGTTTACATGCTCATCTGTAATCATTTGACCTGATTTAGGTTGAACGGCTAAAGCTTGCATGACCTCTGACCGGCTAAGTTCTCCCAGATTAAAAAGTGCATTGTTAGGGGTGATTGTAACAACACCTTTATAAACAGGGGCAACAATAACTTCTAAATCAGTGTTTGCACCAAGGTTGACGCCTGCATAGTTAAATGGTTGAGCATTAAGTGTAAGATTGATTTGGAAGTTTTGGTTAGCGGCGTTTTCCATAGGTAAGCTATCGCCGCTATTAAGGTCGATTCCCAAATCGAGGACTGGATTAAGGTAAAGAACAGCTTGACCATTGCACCAGTCATTCCATGAACCTTTATATCCGTTACGTTTTGAGATGCGAAAGAGGGTTTTGTTGCTGCAACCGGAAAGGAGACCGTTTTTGACACCATAATTGACAGAAATACCAGCAAGACCAGGTGATTGACTCCATTGCCCCATACCAAAAAAGATATCGGCTTTGCAAGTATCGGCAGCAGTAACAGCTGCACGATTTGCTCGAGGAAGACGAGCGGCAACCATAATAAGGTCGGGTTGGCAATTAAAACGAATTGTATCGGTTTGAATACCTGACATATTATTACCTACAGCTACACCTGTATAAGTTTTATTAAAGTATACAAGATTATCATAAGGATATGAAGCAACTGCTGGAATCGAAACAAGATCTTGAGGAACCTGAATATAAGTCCATTCGAGACGAGCTTCAGAAAGATTTAATGATGTAAGGCAAGCAGGGGCAAAACCAGATGCTCCATCTAGTGCAAGAGCAGAGATAAGCATGTCATTCTTTTGTTGTAAATTCCAAATCATTGACATAGTGTTAATGTTACAAAGGAAGGCCTCGTTATCATGTTGAGTAAATGGTGATTGGAGGATAGGCTCAGAAACTTCAAAAACAATTACACGATTATTTGAAGCACCAGGGGCAGTGGCTTGATATGATGGAGTAATTGAAATAGGTCTAAAAGATGCACGATTAGCACCAAGTGAATTTTCATATTTGGAAAGTACTTGATTTGCATGTGAACTAAAATTATATACAGTATTTGCACCAGCGACAAGAGGTGCAACGATAGAGCCAGTTGTGCCGTTAATTGTAAGTTGTGGTGCATTTGTATCTACAACAAGACCTGCAAGATTATCAGGAGCCGCTGGGCATTCTGAAGCTTGATTCATAACAAAATTTTTATCAAGTTTACGTTGAACTAAATCAAGAAGCATACGTGAGTTAATTGTTGTTGTGGCTCCGTTAATAGTGGTTGAGAGGGTACCACAAATAGATTGAAGGGGAAAGGCTCGAAGCACCGTATTTGGAACATATGCAGAATTAGCGACGACATCGGGGAATACTGGATAATATGCGGCACGTGGAAAGGATACTGCTGATTGTGTTTCATCGAGTGTAATAGTCACAGTGTAGCGAATACGGGGATTACGAGAAATAAGAGTGGATGCAAGGGAAGGTGTAATGATACTATTAAAAGTAATGATAGATTCATAATTACCAGGAGTATCTGCTGGGGTTTCAAAATAGTTAATGTTGTTACCCGATACTCTTACTAAAGCATGGGAAGCTTTAGAAATATTGCATCTATTGTCTAAAACAAGTTGGACATCTTCGCGGTTTGAACTCATTATTATAAATTAAGAAAAGAAATAAAATTTATTATAATTTATATTTTAAAATTTGCGGATCATTTGAAGCTTAGTTGTAACATTTTGACCTTGATTTATATACAATTGATATTCTGAACCATCTCTATATTGATAAAGTATATTTAATTGTATTCTTTCTAGTGGTAAATTGGATTGAAGGGCATAAGTACGTAGAAAATTAGGTTGAAAATATAAAGTTTGACCCAAGTTTTCTATATAGTCCCCAATTACAACATCTATATCTGTGATAATATTGTTAGATTGATTTTTACCAAAATAAGCACCTACGACGTAAATACAATTAGATTGAAATAAAACTTTATCAAGTTGATTGAAGTTATAGATTGATTTAGTTTGTTGCGTTGTTGATTCTTGTTGTGTATTCAATAAAAGTTTATATAGACCAGATGTTGAATCTAATGTTGTTTGATAATAAACAAGATTCAATAAATTTTTATTAAATAGAATACCATTAGCTGATTGTGTGAATGCTTGTGGATATGTTAAAGTACATAAGCCGGTCAAATAATCTAATGTTAAGACTGGAGGTGTTGCGATTGTCGATGCTCCTAATACTTGATTTATCTTTGTTGTTGCTTCTACAAATGCATTATTAACTGCATTAATAAAAACGGCCATATCATAAATGTCAACTCTGCCAGCATCTATATCTGAACCATTCTTAACAAAAAGTCTATAAGCTCCAGTTAATGACGATGTGAAATTTGCTGTCAAAGTTTGTGCATTATAAGATTTAATTTGTTGTTGTGTTTTTAGTGACACCACATATTCATTTGTTACATCATTTCTTGCTATCTCCCCACATTCATCATCTAATGTTAATTGAGATATAAGATTTTGTGATGTTACGCCGTATAAAAACAAAGTTGATAATATACTTGGATTATCATTTTTAGTTGATGAAATGTAATCATATGTAGTTCCTGAAAAGGCAGACATTATTTGAAAAGTTATCGATGAACCAACTAAAGTACCTTTATAAATCTTAGAATCTGCATTTGAAATTGCATAAAGG